TTTGTCCGAAAACATCAGTACCAATACCAGCAATATAAGAAGCTTTTGCAGAAACGATGGCATTGTGCTTGGGTGATTTGTTAAATAACTCAACGAGAAAATCGGGATAGAGATTGTCTGCTCCGAAAGTCACGAACCCCTTTGCCTTGTTCTCCTTGAACACAGGCAGTTTGTTATCGTGAAAATTAATCCTTTGGAATATCATCGTAATCAAATAGCAACTTAAAGTGATTGCAACATAGATACCAAATCAGGGTGCGGATAGACATCAATTTTGTCTGCACGAACCGAGTTGTGAGTGAACACTCCATTCTTTCCGCTCAAAGCTCTTTTGGTAACTTGCCAAATATCCTCGTGATATGTCAAGTCAATGTTATACTTCTCACGCCACAATAACAACAACTCTTTGGTTGATGCGATTTGTTCCTTCGTGTAGTTCTCAAAATAGGTAAATCCTTTGTATGGCTTCTCAAGTTTGCATACATCCTTGACCTCCTTGCCGACATAGTTGTAGAACTTGCCGTTCTTCTCTACCAAGTAACCCCAATTACAAATCTCAATGCCGATGGATGTCTTGTCAAGTTTGATGAATGGTAACCCTTTGAAGTGTGCAGATTTCAAACCCAAGTGGAACGCCCAATGTTTAGATGAGAACCCTTGCACGATTTCACCTGACCGACTTATCGCAACACAGGTTGCGATGTTTACTGGATCGGCATCCCAAAACTTGAAGGTTGCCACTCCGTCACCACCACCAGCGGTGTGATGCAAATAGATTTGTGATTTCGGTGACTCTTCTTTGTAGTAACCGTTGAATTTAACTTGTTTCATCCGTGAAGAAGTTTGTGATGAACTTTCCCAATGCACCAGCAACGCCACAAATCAGCATCAACTTTGGGTGATCCAAATTTAGTCCAGCGATAAACAAAGAACCCGCAGCGATGGAATCTCCAAGCACTCGGAATCTCTTTGGTGTTGGTTGGAAGTAACCCTTCAACCTTGTCCTCTTTTTGGTTTCCACGATTTGTGTTTGTTAATGTGCTTTGTATGTCTGCGGAGTTTGTTCTTTGGCTTTGCCCTAAACGATGACTCAACTTTAACCTTTGCCATCTATCCTCTTTATTTTCTTGTGGTAGTAAACCACCGCCAAAATGCCCGATACAACACCAATAATCCCCACACTAAAAGTAAGAACTGGCTGCCAAGTTTGAGTAAAAGTGATGACTGCCGAACTCGTTGAAATAGCGGTTGCAATCGCTGCGGTTGTATCATTGTGAAATTGTTTCATTTTCGTTTCATTTTTTGTCGGTGCAAGTGGTAGCCGATTAAGATTCCGATGTATAGCGTTGTGATGTATGGGATCGCTTCCATAGTCCAAAGATTATTGCGATAGCGAGTGCGAAGAGAATGCCTGAATTAACGGGTACACTTGTTCCGTTTCCGTTGCCGTTGCCTTTGCCGTTGTTTTCCTCAAGTTGAGTGTATTCCAACTCTCGCACTTCTTCGGTTGTGGGTGTTGCCCATTCGCTGTGTTTCATATTGGAAATGGTGGTGGTGGTGGTGGGATGTATTCGGCTTGTGGTAAATCTAAAACCCAAGCGTATTCGGTAATGGCAACTTCGGGCTTGTCCTCATCGGAAAGGAACAAAAACCAAACGCCGTTAATATCTTGAACGCAATTAAAGAATTGATAAGGTGCGTAGTATTGCCCTTGTATCAAATCCTTTTGTTCGGGTGTAAGTGTGTAACCTATCATTATACTTGGCGGCTTAGAGTTGTTTGAAACGCTTGTACGGCGGTGTAAAAGTTACCCGCTTGAGTATCGGTTAAGCCGTCACCGATGGATGAAAATGCACATTCTCTATTTGAAAAATTACTTACAGAATTTGAACCATCTTTTGAAGCGGCAATTAAAATATTATTTGTCGGTACATTAGCAAATGTAGAAGTCGCTGTATTCGTTCCTGTTTTTGTACCATTTTTCCAAATATTTAAATTGACATTTGATGTTCTATTGGCAATGTAAAATCCCCTAGAATCACTATTAGTTGAATTGGCTCCAATAACATAACCATCGTTTAAAATTGTACTGAATGTAGATGACCTTCTTACATTTAATTCATAATATGCAAGTCCACCACCTCCAAATCCAACGCCTATTTCGGTTGGAAATGTTGCGGTAATAAGACTATTTGTTCTAGAATAATAAGTTAAATGAATGCTTGGTAATGTAATATTACCACCTATAACAAACCCCGTATCCATATACGCACTCGTCCCGTTAGGCGTTACCCCCGTACTCGCAAAAGTCCAACCACTTGTAAATGTACCCGTAAAACTTGCACTCTTTAAGTTCTGTGAACACGCTGCCGCATTTGCACCAACCATTGGATAAATGGCTTTCATAGGTGTCCATAGTGAATTGGCTTTTAAGTCCAATACCAATTGGTTTACCGCTTGTTTTTCGGTGGTGCTTAACGAACCACCCGCAGTAGTTACACGGGTAAAGAACGCAACTGCATCCGCATCAAATGACGCAATTTGTGAGGCGATAATTCCGTGACTTGAAAGTATCATAATTTTTTATGCGATGTCGCCAAAGAGATACCATTCATTTTCCGCAATCTTAATCAAAGTTGCACCGCTATATTGAGCGTTCAATTTCAACTTTGCCCCATTGCTTCGCACCGTTACGCCACTCGTTGCAACGATGGTCGTTTGACCTGCTCCGTATTGTGCTAATAGAATCTGTGTGCCTGTGCTAAACGCAACTGAACTATTCAAAGGGACTGTGAGATTGTTTGCACTGCCCACATTCATCTCAACCAATTTATCGGCATCACTCAAAACCAAAGTATAAGATGCGGTTTGTCTGTTGGTGGTGATCAGTTTGTTTGTCTTTGCATCAATCTGCGTTTGTGCATTGCTTGTGAGCGAATTGATATATTGAAATTCTGTGCTTGTAACTGTACCGTCTGCGATTGCAGTTGCATCAATTCCACTTGCAGGTGCTACGCTTATATTCCCCGAACCCAACAAAGAAGTTGAATTTACGGTCTTAATGTTTGTACCTGATACCAAAGTATCTTGCTTACTCGCTGCCAATCCGCTATACTGCGAGTTGGTTGCATTGTCGCCCGTATTTGTTCCGCTTGTGTTTCCAACAACCACCAATTGGGCATCGGTGAGATAGCGTTTATTTGTGCTATCGGCAATGTCTGCGGTGGTTGCATCTGCTCCAGCAGTTACCAAACCTTTCGCATCGTATGTGATTTTGGTTTTTGTTGCTCCCGTGATGGCAGCGTTTTCGTCTACCTTCAAATCCAATGCAGTTTGCAAATCTGTTTGATTGCTGAGCGTTCCAGTTACACCACCCCACGCAACTGCCGAACTGATAGCGATGTTGCCACTACCAAGAACTGATGTGCCGTTGATTGTCTTGATATTTGTTCCGCTGACAAGTGTATCTTGTTTGGCGTTTAATGCCGATTGTGTAGCACTTGATACCGGCTTGTTTGCATCCGATG